ATCGCTCGGGGACGATCATGTCTTCGGGCTGAGTGACGCCGCCGCACAGCGCATGCGGCCTGACCGAATCGCCGAGGTCCTCCAAGACTTTGGCCAGCGCTATCTGAATGCCGATAAGACCGACCCCGGCCCTGAATTCCATCGCAAGGATCAGATCACGTTTCTCAAACGCGGATTTCGATTCGAGCCCCTTCTGGACCGGCACGTCGCCCCACTCGACCTTCCCACCATCCTGGAAGCCATCAGATGGACCAAGAGAGGTGAAGATTCCGACGAAGTCTCGAAGCAGACCTTTGACTCTATGCTCCGGGAACTCGCCCTCCACGGCGAAGACGTTTGGAATAGCTACGCCCCTATCATGCTCCGCGCATACGACAAGGCGTTCCACGCCTACCACAGCGTTCGTCGCTGGGAAGTCGCGCTCGCGGACGTCAGCTCTGGAGAGTGGACCTCTCCTGAGTTGCAGTTCTAAGCAGGCTAGCACACACCCCCCAGATTGTCTGGGTCTGGGGGTATCACAATTCCCTATCCGAGGGATCAGCTCCTGGTGGACCAGCGGACCACTACACCAGGTAGTTACCAGAACGGAGGCCTCTTCAGGCTTACTCCCCACTGCCGTAAAGGGAGGGGACCCGCACCTGCCGTGTGCATGGCGCTGTGCACGGTGGCGAAGAAGCGCACAGGACTCTATAGTGAAAACAGAACGTGACCTCGCAACGCCGGAGACGACCGGCACTACGACCTTCCTTAACACTGATCGCGACGCGGTGAAGATGGAGCCCAAGCCCAGGGCTCCTCTCCCCGCTGACCTGTCGCTCAGTTCAGTTGTCAACTTCTCTCAGGACTTGAAGACGTTCCTGGGCAAATGGGTGCAGTTGGATTCGGGTATAATCGACTCGACTTCGACTGGCGCCCTAGGCTCATGGAATCTGCCAGAGGACCTGTTGTCAAGGCCAATCTTCTCTGATAAGCTGGAAGGCTTTCAGGGTTTGAGAGGTACCATCTTGATAAAGGTTCTGCTCAACGGCACGATGTACCAGCAAGGAAAACTGCTGGTCGTCTTCCTACCCCAGTCCCAGGTAAGCGGCGTGGTGACAGCGCATCGTTTAGTGCACAATACGACGATAACGCAGTTGCCACACGTTGAGATCGACATCGCATGTGATTCAGAAGCGGTGATCGAGATCCCTTACATCAGCAACACGTTGTTCTATAATATGTTTACTGGTGTGGGGCCTTGGGGTTCAGTCCAGCTGAGGGTGTACGAACCCTTGGCCACAGGAGCCGGCTCTATTGACTTGTCCTACAGCGTCTGGGCTTGTTTTGATCCGAAGACTGTTGAATTGTTTAATCCCGCGAAGGCGGCAACGTTCACAGCAGCAGCTCGGAAAGGCTTTGTCCCTCAGATGAAGTCCCGCAAGACAGCCCGGCGCCGTGGATGGGAAAACGGCCCTAGACCTCCTGGAGAGAAGGAGATAGCGGGCGAGATGGACGGCCCGATCTCAGGAGCCCTTCAACTCGCAGGAAAAGTCGCCGGTGCAGCAAGTTTAATACCGGCGTTGTCTGCAGTCGCTGCCCCCGCATCATGGGTAGCAGGAGTGGGTGCTAAGCTCGCTTCAGCCTTTGGTTTTTCCGCGCCGCTAGACGACACCAAGGCTACGATGATGACTCGTACGTTCGCACGTGGATGGTCGAACTGTGACATGCCCGACCGCAGTCAAGTTCTTGCCGTCACTGCTCAGAATTGTGTGGAGTTAATGCCAAGTCTCGGACCTACTACGGAAGACGAGCTCTCAATCGACTTCCTCGTGACTCGAAAGGCATACCATACGAAGTTCACTTGGGCGGCCACGGATGTGTCTATGACAGTCCTAGGCTACCTACAGCTCAGGCCAATTGAGTTTCAGACTCAGTTTGGCTCGGGTGCCTCCACTATCTACGTGCGCACACCCTTGTGCCACGTGGCTAATCAGTTCTACCTTTGGAGGGGTGACATTGTGCTTACGTTCAAAATGGTGAAAACGGACATGCACTATGGGAGAATGCTCCTAGTGTATTATCCGGGGCTGACGAGTCCTCCGGCTGACCCAACGGACAACGTGTTCTGCCACCGAGCTGTGATCGATATCACCTCGGGTGCCGAGTTTGAATACTCTTTTCCGTTTATGTCGGAGCGACCCTATCTCGAACTGTTAAGTCCAGTCGGGATAGCAGTGCTCTACGTACTGAATCCGCTCAAGTTCCCTGACCTGGTTGCTAATAGCATCACCATCCAGGTCGAAGCTTCTGGTGCTCCAGGGTTTGAATTCGCCGTGCCCTACTATGGCGACGACTATTACCCAGCCTACGTTACGTCCGTGCCCTCAGTTGGACGAACTGGCCCTCCATTGCCGGAAGTTGCTCTTAAACCGTTGGCGAAAGGTTCGCCGATGGAAGCTAAGAAGGAGGAAAAAAGACTCGGGCCCTATGCCCCCAGAAGAGTGGCCTCACCGCTCTCTGCAGACGATCTCAAACGTCTGAGTCGCCCTCGTCAGATAGAACTCGACTTGACTGATGACGACGAGGAAGGCCTGCAGCCGCAGAGCTTGGTTTCAAAGAAAGCTCCGACTGCAGCGGATAACGATGCCTGCGCAATCCGCACCGATTCACTCGGTGGCGCTCAAGAACAGGCAGCGACTCTCGCCCCCGCACGACTGTGCGTAGGAGAGCGCATCACCTCCATTCGCCAGCTGATCCAGCGGGCGAGTGGAGCGGGCGGTACTTACACAACAAACGCTATGCTCCGACCATGGAGTGTAGGTTTAGCTCTATATGATGGAGTGAGTACCGTCGCCTTACGGGACCTATCCCGGGACGCCTTTTCGAGGTGGGCTGTCTGCTACCAGTACATGAGAGGTAGCGTAAGGTTGAAAGTCCCCATGGCCAATGGCTATGCGTGGGCAAAGTTCGTGTACCCTGGGGCGGGTGCACCGATACAAACGACTTCGGACGGGCCGCTCTCAGGTAGGCCCGTAATACTCGAGCAATTCACAGTTGGCTCGGGAGCTCTGGAACTTCAAGTTCCGCAGTACTTAGGTTTGCACGCCCGGTTGATACGACCGGTGAGAACCGCTGTTAATGAGCCCGAAGATGAGTACAATAGTCCGAATCCCGGTGTCCTTATAGGAGGCACCGCGCCATCAACAATTCTGACTTCCTCGATACTCAGACAAGGAGGTGAAGATTTCCAGCTAGGATATTGGCTGGGCGTCCCGCCCCTACAATTGGTCACTGCTACGTAGTGACTAGGGAGCACGTGCAGCTCCCCGCACCCTTACTCTATGTGGAGTAAATCGACCCTGCGATCCGCAGGGTTGCCGTTTACACATGGAGTTTCTGCCACCCCCGGCTAAGATAGAAGGGTGTGTAGGAATTGGGTGAGGTCAATCTGAAGCTTGACTGGCATATTTCACACCTTAGGAAATGATCGTGTGAACGCTAAATGCAGTTGAAAAGAGCGCAGAAACCTGTCCCCTGTCCATAAAGATCGCTCACCCACTCTCCATCTACGTTGATACCTACGGAACTGGTGTGATCCCCGATGAAGAGATCCTTGAAATCGTTAAAAAGAACTTCGATCTTAGACCCGGTATGATCATGCGCGACTTAAACCTCCGTCGTCCCATCTACGAAAAGACTGCTTACTTCGGTCACTTCGGAAGAAACGATCCTGACTTCACCTGGGAAACTCCTCGCATCCTTAGCAGAAACTAAACTATATTATACTTTGCTGAATTTTGTTGAACC